GACCAAGGCTTTGGGTCTCGTTGAGCTAGCTGCCTGGAACAATCACATGAAGCGAGTCGAGCTTGTGACTCGCCTCGACCAGAAGTTGTGTCGTCAGTTCGGCGGGGATGGCATTTGGGACAAGCTCAAGGCTGGGGATTACCCCGATGTGAGCATGGGCACCAAGGTGCCATTTGATACGTGCTCTATCACGCTGGACCGAGAGTTGTACTTGAAAGCGTGGGGGACTTACGACCCCCAGCGGCACAAGAGCCCTGGTGAAGCCATCCTAGAGTTCCACAAAAAGCTCAAGGAACGTAACGGAATTGGCATCTGCGGGCTGAGCATTACGCGCAACGACTACTCCGGGTACGCGCGCACGATGATGAATCACATCCTCCCAGACGGGCGCAAGGTCTGGGTGGACAACGATTTTCCTTCGTTCTTTGATATCAGCTTTGTGTTCATTGGCGCCGACAAGATTGCCAAAGCGATGCTGAAGATTGCCGACAGTGGCCGCGTGTACAGCATTGGTTCCGCTGAGTTGGCAGAGAAGCTGTCAGAGTACACAGGCATTTGGGTTCCAGGGCAACCACAGGAGAAGGTTGCTGCAGTAGCTACGTTCGACGATTTGCACGCTTGGGTGGAGAAACAGTCTAAAGCCAAGGCGGCGATGACCAAGGACGTAGTCCCTAATCAGCTTGCTGGTAAAGCGGTGCCATTGCTAACGGAGCGCGAGCCGGATTTGCCCGATGACGTGCAGCGGCTGCTTGGGTCTTCAGGGATTGACCAAGCATTGGCTACGTCGGCCGGATTGGGTATGGTGCTGCGTCCTCGGGAGTTTCAGCGGGTAACACTCATCAGTATGGGTGAGGGTAATTTGGCAGATCAGCTGGAGTCCATGGGCCAAGTGTTCCCCAAGACTGATGAAAAGACCGATGTACCGATGGATTCGAGTTCTTTTAGCCCCGCATTGGCTCAAATTCTGGCCCCCTTGATGGCAGATCGCTCAGCGTTCGGACCCGTCATTGAGCACCGCGTGGTAATAATTGCTGGTACCCCACCTAGAACTTCAAAGCCAAGTACTTCCCATTCCTCGGAACTACTCCGTAAGATTGGGGCAGCCTACAACGGCTACCGAGAAAACCTCATGCAGTTTGTACCGAACGCACAAGACTTGATCGAGTCTTCGTTGTCGAGAAACGACAGCGCATTGCGTAAACTCGCCGGTGCTTCTGCTGAACAACTCTTTACCCCATTGTCGTTTCAGTACCTGTCAGGTGCCTTCTTGGATGAAGTACCTGTTGGAACTCCAGGGCAAGCGGTGGTAAAGCTATCAAGCTACCAGGCTACGGCCGGCGTGCAGAGGGCACTCCCCTTGGTGACCACGCGATTAGGAACAAGACAGCATTCCAATTAGGAGTCAACCAACATGTCGTCAATGAGCTCTCTACTCGCAGATGTATTTCAAACCCCTACCGCCGCGGCACATTCTCAAGAAGACCTGATCAAGCAGGCCGACTATGAGTTCTTCGGGGCACTTTGCCGACGCGAAGGCATTGATGTCGCACATCTCGATGACGCCAAAGTCGAGAATCTCTTCAAGATCGCCATGGAAATCAAGACCGCTGAAGAGGGTAAGGGCGGACACGAAGCCGGAGAGACCAAGGCTGAGGAGAAGGCCGAGGAAGATCGCAAGAAGAAGGAAGCTGCTGCTCGTGCCGAATATCAGGAGAAGCGCGCCGCTGCTGTCAAGACTGCTGAAGCTGAAGCGATGGGTCGCATCATGGCCCATTCGTTTGTCGACGAGCTCGGTCTGATCAAGTCCGCCATGGATGACAAGGGTGGATTCCCGTTCGGCAAGAAAGAGGAGAAGGGCGAAGGCAAGGACGGCAAAGAGGGTAAGGACGGCAAGAAGGAAGAGGCCGGTGAGAAGGAAGCTTCTGTCGCTCGCGCCAATGCGCTCATTGCTGCTTTCGAGCAGGCAAAGACCGCCAGCGTCCCCGGTTCTACCAGCACCCCGACGTTCGATGAGTTCGCCGCGTGGCAAGCTATCGATATGCTGAAGCATGCCGGCGTGGAGGAGAATCTTGCGTATGCGCGCGTCAATGCCGCGTACACATTGGGTCTACCTGAGAGTACGAAGATGGCTTCTGCTGCAAGCGAAGCCAAGGCCCTCGAATACCGCGCGCTCGAAATCTGTGACGCGGCAGGCTTCCAGGTGGATTGGAGCCAAGTACAATAAGGATGTCGCTCGCTTTTGCGAGCGTGAGTTGAGACGGAATAGTTGAAAGATGCAAGCATGGGAGCTTTTATCGCAGTTCAGGAAGGTGGCAGATGCCCCTTCCGTGCCGCTCGCCGATTCAACGGCGGGCGCAGCTGCGACAGCTCCCTTGCCGGAGTTGGCAGTGGGGAACAAGCCGGCGCCAGGACTCACTGGTCCCAAAGGCTTGGCCCCACGCACCAACTACTCACGCGTCAATTCCGGATCACCACCACCCGCGGATTTGGGTGCCTCCAGTCAAAAGGGGCTGCCAACAGATCCACAAGGACTTCTTCCACCTAAGGTAGCTCACTACGAGGTTCCTATGTCTTCGATGACCCCACGTTACACGATCCAAGAGATGATCAAGGCAGCCGCACAGGGTGCTTCAGATCAAGTTGCAGTTTCTCTTGAGGGTACAAGGCAGCTCGCCAACGCTGGCGAGAAAGTTGCGTCAGCCAGCCCGGCTGCCACAGCTGGCATTGAATCCATTCCGACGCTTTACGTCGAGAAACTTGCAGCCGCCGTGACTTACGTCGCGGATAACATGAAGCTTGCAGAAGAGGGCGCCGGTACAGGCCCCAATGCACTTCACGTCATGGAAGCCACGTCTTCCAACAATGAAATTGAAGCCGGGCGCGGAGGGACTGCGACTAGCGCGCATGTACCTCCCAAGAATCCTGGCGAACACAAGCCGGCTGAAACTCCACACGGTCCTGCCAATGCGCTCGAGGACAATGCCTCGATGATGCACAAGGAGCAGCCCGTGAAGCTCAGCGCCGATCATCTGGCTGAGCTTCGAAAAGCTGCAGGAGCTGGCTTCAATACCGTCAAGAAAGATTTGGCTGGTATTGGCAAAGCTGTAGTCCATAGCCCAGTGTCACATGCTGTGACTGGTGTGGCTGGGTTATCTGCCGGTGCCGCTCTTCAGAGGCACAAAGACCGGAAAGAGCAAGAGTCAAAGGAAGCCTCCGTCGCTGAACTGCGAAAAGCCGCCGCATTCCCCATGGGTGGCGGTGAAAACAAGGACGATCTCGAGCGCGAGCCCAAGGCGGAACAAGCTGCTGAGAAGAAGCTTGAGGGCAAAGAGGGCAAGGCTGGCGGAGGCGAAGGCAAGAAGGAAGCTTCTGTTGGCGACCCCCGCTTGGTAGACTACTTCCTGTCCATGACGAAGGCCGCGGAAGACGCCATCAATCCTGCCAAGATTTCGGCTGGCGCAGCAGTGCCTCCTGAAACCTCCATGGCGGGTGAGTCCGGTGGAGCTCCTGCGGGTGGCATGCCGGAAGGTCCCCGCGGACTGGTTAGCTCGAACGAGTCGGCCATCAACTACCAGAAGCGTGAGGCGAAAGCGCCGATGAAGGCGCAGCTGGCACGTGTGCTCACTGAGCCTGCGTTGTCGGCCGCACACGATCACATTCTGGAGCAAGCATTCGACAACACCGGCAAAGCTGGTGTCAAAATCGCCTCCTCAGTTCGCGCCATGGCCGCGCGAGCTGTCCTCGAGAAGCTGGCCGAAGAAGCCTGCGGCACCGATGGCAAACCTAAAAAGAAGGTAAGTGCTGGCATGGGCACCTTCCAAGCTCCCCAAGTTGGCGGCGTGGCCAGCTCGGCAATGTAATTGGAGAACAACGAAGATGAACAAGCTAAGTGCAGCAGACCAGCAGGCAGTGCTAGCGGAAGTTCCCGGTACATTGCGCAAGCTCGCCGCTGAACGCGATTTCTACCGAGACGCGTACCTGGCGGGTCAATCCCGACAACGAATTGAGAAGATTGCCTCCACGATGATCGACAAAGGGATTCGTGACGGCAATGTTCAAACCGTGGCTGATGAGTTGGAGAAGTCGGCTTCGGCCGGTTCCGTCAACATTGACGCCATAGAACAGGCTGTGGAGCTCGTAGGGACGGACATGGGAAAGCATGCCGCCGTGTCTGATGAGCTCTTGAGTTCCGCAGGGTCCAGCGACCTCGAGCGGTTTTTGCTTGGCTGACAGAAGCTGACAGGAGGAAAGTAGTAAAATGTCGACGATTCAGAAGGTCAATTTTGAACCCGTCAGCGACATTCTGCCCATCTGGAGGAAAGACCTCCCGCTAGCAGACCCGTCGCTGGCTGATCCCACCAACGCTGTTGCCCTAGTGGACGGCGAATGGCTGACGATTGATACGAACTACAAGTGGGTTCGTGCGTCCGCCGTCGCTACGCCCGGTAACGCTGCCACCATTCGAAGCTTCATCTGCTTCAGTGAACGTGGCCGCTCGGACCGGATGGGCATGGCCGAAAAGAAGACCACGGCCCTATTCCGTGGTGAGTACGAAGGCGACACCCGCGTGTTCGACGCGTCCGTCACCATCGGAGCTGGCGCCCCCATCACTGTCCCCTTGCAGCCCCTCAAGGTTGCGACCATCACCGCTGGTGGACGCAACTACACTGGCCTCGTTGGCCACGGTGGTTCAGCAGATCCCTCCCCAGTAGTGGGGTACGTCACTCGGCTTCCCTCCAGCAATGGTGGTAAGCTCAGATACATCTCGGGATACCGCAGCTAACCGCTGGAACCCCGTAGGCAACAACAAGGGAAATACAAAGGAGATACCCAATGTCAGTTCCGGCGAGCGTTATGAACGAGCTCTTTGCTTCCAAGCTCAGTACGAGCGAAGGCAAGGAAAAGATCGCCGAGTATGGTGGTTCCTACATTCGTGACCGCCTCCGTGAGGTGAGCTTTGCCCGCAAAGTCATTCCGCCGGAGCAGGTTACGCGTGCCGACTGCCAGCGCTCGGTAAACCACGACACCCTGGTCAAGATTGTGGACATCGAGCCGCAGTCTCGCGCCATGTCGATCACGTTCCGAGGGCAACCCCAAGCCCGCTTCATCCGAGGCGACAAGGCCGAAGTTGCTTTCTACACCATCAGCTCTGAGATGTTCCAGAAGACGGAGCAAGAGCTCTTGGCGTATGAGATGCCCATCACCAAGGTCATCGAAGAGAACAGCGTCAAGGACATCCAGGAGATTGAGGACCGTGAGTTCACGATCCACATCGAAGCTGCGGTGCAGGCACTGCAAACCGAAGCCAACGGCGGAACGCCCGCGGCTTTGCACGTTGGAACCATCGGCGCGACCGTCGAGTTCTCCGTCCGCAAGGGCGAGCTCGCACGCAACGCCTTGGCCAACAGTGCTGAGGTGCTTCCAATCCAACGCCCCGACCTCGTCAACCTCTTCAAGATGTTGGACGGGAACC